TTGAAGATCATAATGCCAGCGGCCCGCGCTTTGGCGGGCTGTTCTTGGTTCATCTGATCTTCAGCTTTTTCCATGCTTCCGTTTCCCAACGTGAGCCTTAATTTCGCGCATTATTGCGCCAAATCAATTGCATTGCAACAAAAGTTACTTTTTGAAGCGCACCTTGATCTTTTTCGGGGCGGAATCCTTCACGCCTTCGCCCGCAAGCACACCCGCCTTGGCCGGGGTAAGGTTATGTTCCTTCGCAATCTTCGGATCGTGCGCGGCGGCTTCAAATAACTTGTGTTGCTGTTCGGTGTACGGCATGGTTATTTTCTCCCCAAGGCTTCCAAGCCTTTCACGGTCAACATATCATCGGGCAAATCACGCAAGTTATACAGGTACTTATAACGGCATTGGCAATAAACCTCTTCGGCGGGCATCGTGATTTGATCCGTGTACTCGCGGCCGCCAAGCTTCATCAATCCCTTTTCCATGGCCCAATTATCCCGGATAACGTAAATCTTGCCATCGCGGGCAACGTGATCCGGGCGGGCATTGTATCCAGCGGCCCGGAAGTGTGATCGCCACACCCCGGCAATCGCCCCACCATCCACGGCAACGATATTGGAAAGCGATGCCTTGAACTTCGCGGCCTGATCTATCATCACCCGGCGTTCCTCAAACGGCAAAGCCTTCAGCGCCTTTTTGATGCCGTTATTCACATCCCGAATTGATCCATCCCCGGAAGCGTAAAACCTTGTGCCGCCATCCGGGATTGATGTTGCCCAACCTGAAAAGCGGCGAAGGGTTGTTGCAATCATCTGTTCGCGGTTCAACTTGATAAGGCTTGATGCGGCCATTATCTTCCGATCAAGTTCATTGCGAAGCCGGGGTGAAAGCTGTTGAAGCTTCCATTTCGATATGCCATGGGAACGCAGTAAACCGCCTTGCGTTACATCCTTCGTATAAATGGCGGTAAGGGTACGCTTCAGGTGTTCCGTTGTGATGGCGGTATGGCCTTGGGCCACCTGTTGCAATTCTGAACGCCAATGTTCAAGGCGTTCTTCACTATCGAAGCCATGTTGCTCAAAATCAGCAATCGCTTCACGCAGAACATCAACGAACGTTTTGATCCCGGCCATGGCTTATTGCCCCACTTCCGGGCCGCCGGGCTGTTCGCCCTCTTCGCCGGGTTGCGGCGGTGCGGGCGGCGTGTATGCCTTCAGTGCTTCAATGTCTAGGTTCAGCGGATTGGCGAACATGATCTTATTTTCGTTGATGTTATCAGCGGCCCATTCAACAAGCGTTGCCTTGTTTTCAGGATCAAGCATTGCGCCGATCTTTTCAACCACGTTCACGATTGCATCCAGCTTCACTTTTTCGCCATCGGCCTTATCGCTTTCAGGCTCTTCCTGCAACGAAGGCCACACGGCGGCAAAGTCATTTACCCACTTGTAATATGCTTGTGTGTATCCGATATTCGCATATTCCGGGAACTGCGCTTGGATCGTTGCGTAGAAGGCGCGATTCCATGCCCGGCGCATCACGATCCCATCGAAGAAATCATACAGCGGTTGCATTTCCTTCCGCATGGATTCGATGAACTGCATCGTTGCCTTGAAATCTTCCGTTCCGTTTGCCAGTACGCTTGCATATCCGTTCGCAAGCAAAAGCTTTGGCGGCATATTGGCGCTTGAAGCAATATCCTCAATGATGTTGGTTCGCGCAACGCCAATAGCCGTATCCGTGTTATTCAGGTTCAGCGTTTCGATTTCTTCATCAACATCAATATTTATAACGTTTCCTTGGTTCGCATCCTTTATCAGATTGCGCTTTTGCTTGAAGAACCCGGCCGTTATGTTGTCTACGATTGAACCGGGCGCTTTCGTCTTGGCAATCAGTACGCCCGCCTTCGTGATAACCATATCGTTCGTTATCATGGATTGAACAAACGATTTCAGCGGGAACAATGCGCGTTGGAACACGGAACGGCCAACATAGCCGAAGGCTGAACTTGAATAAGCGATGTAAACAGGGGCTTCGTTCATCACAACGCAAGTGCGCGAACGGTGATAAGCATGGCCGCCGGAAACAACCGTATGCACCTTTTGGAAGTCCGGGGCGTTCGGGTCTTGGTTCAATACCAGCGATCCGGCAGTATTCAGCGGATCAAGCGCATTGAAATACAATTCAGATTCTGCCAGCGTATCGGGATCAATCGGGCGATCCGTGGGAACCCCCTTGATGCCGTACACGATAGCCGAAATGCCATATATGCGCTTCAGGTGCATGATGTTGGCAATGTGTTCATCGCACTTCAGCTTATCCCATTCCTTCCAGTACGCATCTTTAATGGATGCCTCCGGGCTGTTCGGGATTGATACATCCCGGCGTTGGCTCATGGCTATCGTTATTGGCGATTCAACCATTTTTGCGCCAAGCGGGTGATACAGGTAAATCGTTTTGCAAAGTTGATAACTTGGTTCATCGCCGGGAACCACATCATCGGCCATCAATAGTTGTTGCAAGGCGTTCCCGGCGGATGATCCCGATATATTCACATTTGACATTTGATTACCTCTTGGCGCTGTTCAGCGCGAAATTAAACGAAGCGATGCAACCACACGGCAATGGCGACATAAACGAAGCTTGAAACAGCGGCAACGCAAAATACCATCACGGCCAAAATGCCGGAAGCAAAATCATCGCCGGGCCGATCCGCCGCCTTGTGCAACAAGTAAGTTGCAAGCCATAGCGCCAAATTGATTATCAGGAAATAAAGCATGATTCCCCCCTTAGTTAATAACCCCGCGAATCGCCAAGGCCAATGCTGATTCCATACGTTACAGTATCAAACAGATCATCGGCCTGATTTTTCACGCCGATTCGATACCCGCAAGTTTGCGAAACAAGGTGATTCCTCGTTACGCCCTTGAAGTTTATCACCTTGTTATAGGCATGGCGAGTTATCTTAACCTCTCCCCGATGAACGTACCCCGAAACAGAAATAGCCCTTTCATCCTTGCCAACCGAAGTCAGCCTGCTATCAATAGCGCGAACCTGAAGCCCACGGCGTTCAGCTTGCTTAATCAGGATCGTTCCTGCGGCCTTATCTTCAATGAACGTTCCGATTGATCCGAATCTTGGTTTCAACTGTTCAGCCAGTTCCGCAAGGCGCTTATACACTTGCGGCAACCACGCTTCAAGCAAGCTTCCTTCGATTTGCACCATATCGTAATCAAGTATGGCAAGCCTGATCCCAAGGAACTTTGAAACGGCGAAATATGTAACGGCCGTTCCATCGTGTTCAGTTCCACCCTTCACGGCGGTATCAATCACGGCATAGATCGCATCCGGGAACAGCGTTGGTATCGGGGCATCGCCATCAATCAGGAAGCTTGGCAACGCGAAGAACGCCGAACCTGACCAATCCACAAACTCGGCCAAGTATTCTTGGCGGTACACCATGGGGGCGTTTTCGTTTATCAGCTTCGCAAGTTCATCTTCCGGCAAGTGCGGGTTCGTATGGGTTGGCGCGTGATAGCTCTTGAAGCCAAGCGATTCAACGTTATTCAATTGCCAAAAGAAGTTTTCGGCATCATCCCCGTTCGGCGTTGAAGCGGCGATGGCGTTGCCGCCGTAATCCAGCAATGAAGGCTTGATGCTCTTTTCCCATATATCCAGCATATCGGAACCAGCAAAGGCAACTTCATCCAGTAAGGCCGTGTGATACTTCCGGGATCGCCCGGCGCGTGGGTTGTTCAATGTCCAAAAGTCAATTCGGCCCCCGGTGATCGTGCGGATCACGCCATCAATCTTGGATGCGCTCTTGATTACCGGGTGAAGGATTTCAGTTATTTCGTTGTACGCTTCCGATTGAATCTTGTAATCGGGGGTAAACCAACCAACGGATCGGCCTTTGGTTGATTGCGATCCAGCAACGGTTTTCAGCAAGTCGGTTTTACCCCAACGCCGCCCGCAACGAATTACCTTGAACCGGGATCGCATCGTATAGGCCGCAACTTGCCCCGGATGCAGGGTTGGAAGCACCACATCATCCGGGCCTTCTAGCCTTCGCTTAGTCATACGGAATATCCGGCAAACCGCCAATGACGCGAATCGGCTTATATTCCGGCGGGGGCGGCGGCTGCTTGGTAGCTATTTCAAACAGCTTCATGGGTTGCTTGGCGGCTTCATTGGATGCCACTTGGAAGGCCATGGCGTTCCGAAGCAGTTTTTCCGTTTCTTCATCTGGCGGCTTATCTTCATCCATCTTGCCCAACTCGGTTTGGGCCATGCGGCTCAATTTGTGCGCGTTTTGGGCGCTGTACTTTGACGCCATGTTCAATTGCAGGGTGATTTCCAGCAAATCTGCCTTGTGGTTGTGGAATAGGTTCCGATCCGCATCCCCCATCACATCCAGCAAAGGGCGAATCTTCGGATCATCAAGATCGTTGCGAACCGATTGCATGGCGGCGGCCTTCACCATATCCACGGGAATCCGCTTGCTTTCGGCGCTTGGCTTTTTAACCGCCTTGCGAATAGCGGCTTCAGTGATCGCTTCCCCTATGCGTTCACTAAATTCCTTCGCCAATGTCCGAACGTGTTCACCAGCGATCACCCGCTTGCGAATCTCTTCCCATTGCTCCGGTGTAAGTTTGCTTTTTCTTGCCATGGCCGGATTATAACCAAGTGCGAACCGGATGCGAACTTATTCGATAGTTCGCAAGTTCAAGTTATTGTTTCAATGAAAAGTTCGTAAAGTTCGCATAGTACGCAGTTGTACGGGAATGTATGCGGTTGAATACATCTGTATGCGCTATCTTGCAGATTTCAGG